GGCTCGATCACGCGACCGACCTCGGCCTGGCCCTCCTTCGACCACGTGCCGTGGATGAACGCCGGTTCGAGTGGCAGCACCCAGTCGCGCAAGATCCGTGAGCGAGTCTTCGCCGAGTTGACGTAACGGCGCGTCTCGTTGATGAAGATGCCAAACGGCGCTGGGTCTGCATCATACTTTCTGAACCACGCGTCCTTCGCGAACGGTGCGCCGGGAAGCAGGGAGTTGACCTCGAGACGGGCGTACTCGTTGCGCGCGTAAGAGAGCCACAGCCTGTCGCGGTGACTCGACCGCTCGAGTGCGCAGTGGTTGTGCGCCGACCACTCTTCAAAGGCGTCACCGTCGCCGTACCGCTCGTGCTTCATACGGTTGATGAACGTGTACTGTGTCAGCACCGGGTGTCGTAGGGGCCACTTCAGGTCGCGCATCTTCATGTAGTTACGCGGATCCGAGTTGAGCCACACCTCCTCACGCTTCCACGGATCTACGTCGCGCCACGCGTTGACGCCGCGCAGCACATATGAGCAGTAGAGCGCGCACCAGTCGTGAGGCTTCGTGAGGCCTTCCTTACGAACGCCCGGGATCGGTGAGTTCGTCGTGCCGTGCTGTCCAACCCAGAGCACCAACGCATCCATCGCGACAAACGTTGGCGTCGTGATCTCATCGAAGATCCGACCGAGCTTGTCGTGTTCCTCGATCGACAGGTCAGGGTGGTTGAGGCCGACGGCACGCTTGGCTTCCAACACCGCGGGTCCCCACCACTTCCACGGGTTGATCACGTTCGAAGGCAGTCCGACCGACACGGGTTCCTCACCCGAGTTGCGACCGAGCAGCCAGAACTCGTCATCGGGATGCCGCCGTGCCAGCGCATCGATCGTGGGCACCATCTCGACGTCGCCGCCGAGGTTACCGCATTGTGAGAGGGTCAGCGGCATGCTGCGACCCAGCTTACCGTACCCGATCTTCATCGTCTACTCCTCACTCGATCTACGAGAGAACGGCCGGGTGCGACGCTGAACCCGGCCGTCGGTCTCACTATATCGAATTTAGAAGGGGAGTGGCGGTGGGGCGGGTGGCACGGTCGCCTCGGTCGGCGCGGGTGTCGGTAGTGACGGTGGCGTAGATGGCCCGGGTGGTGCGGCGACCGGCAACGGCGGGCCGACGTTCGGAGTCGGAACTGAGGCCGGAGATCCCCCGGGTACCGGTGGTACGGGACCGGCCGCGCCGGGTCCGCCCAACGGCGCGATCGTGTCTACCTGGTTTCGATCCTGGCCTTGCCACTGTCGGATCGACAACGTCCAGCGGGCCGACCGACCGACCAGCGCCTGTGCGACCGGCTCGATATCGCCCGGCGCGAGTGAGTCGAAAAACGCCGCACCGAGACCGAACGCCGCCATGTGCCGGAAGAAGATCGCCAATGCGAAGTCGTTGTCATACGTGATGTTGAAGTTGTTGAACACGGTCTTACCGGCGTACGGACCCTCGGTGATCTTTCCGGTAACCACGATCATCGGGTTGCCGCTGGTCGAGGCGGCCTTGACGACGGCGCTCTTCACCTCGACCGTGTAGTCACCGGGAGGCGCCGGCTTGGTCGCGTCCTCGGCCTTCTGTCGTAGTGAACCCCACGACACGTGATTCGGATCGGTCACGTGGTTGCCTCCTCAGGCTGCTCGACCCCGAATAGGGTCTCCATCATTCTACCTAGGTGTGGGTCGCGAATGTCGTGACCCAGGCGACCCTGCACCCGCTCGCCGGTCTCGAACTGCGCGGACGGTCCGATCCACAGTCGGTTCACCAGTACCTGCGACTGACCGTCCGCGTCGTTCTCCCAGGACGGGTACTGGTAACCCACGATGTCCACCCAGTACGGCAACGCGACCGAGATCTGACCTTGCATGTACGGTCGCCACTTACCGTTCTCCTGGCGTGTCTCGGCGACGAACACCACCAGGCGCAGCGGTGACTCGGGTAACAGCACCAGGTCACGGCAGTCGCGGATCAACTTATCCATCTGGACGAGCAGCGAACCCCAGTCCTGAATCTTCATCTGCTCGAGACCCTTAAGATTCGTCTTGAGCTTCCGCTGACTTTCCGTGACGCTATCGATGACCAGCGACTTGAAGTCGTGATAACCGGGGTGCGCCAGCCAGTTGTAGCCGTTCGTCAGGGTGCGCCAGTCGCGCACGTTGACGAGACAGGCCTCCCACGTGCCGTCATAACGGGGTGGCGGCTCGGTGTTCGGATCCCAGTACACCTTGCGTAGCGGCGGGCACGGACACGTGGGACCGAGGTGCTGCCCCACCCGACAGAACCCGGCGCGGTCGATGAACCGCCACGAGCCTTCGACGTCCCAGACGCAGATCGGGGGAGGCGCGGTGCTGCACAGCGTCGACTTACCGACCTTGGACGCGGCGTGGATGATACCGGACAGGGTGCCGCTGGGTGGGTTCACGTGACGAGTTCCCTTCGGTAGTAGTCGTAGGGATCGCCGGCGATGAAGTGGGCCTGCAGCGCATCCTCCACGCGTGAACCGTCGTCGAACATCGGACACACCTGCACGAACGGACAATCCCACGCGCAGTCGGGAGTTGGACTTGGGTACGCGACCTCGTGTGTCGTAAACCCGAAGTTGGGTTCGTTGAGGTACGTTTCCGCCGTCTGGATCTGTACGACCGTGCCGCGCGTGGTCAGCTCGAAGTTGGTGATCTCCTGTGGGTTGTGGTGTTGCTCGACGCGCTCGTAGAACGGCGGTGTGGCCGTGGCGGTGCGCTTGACGCGCCGGAGCATGTTGTAGAGCGCGCCGACGACCCGCTCGCCGTCGCCGGCGTTTTGCCACTCCAGCCACACGTACAGCTTCATCTGCGAGTTCATCGGCAGCAGACGAACGGCCTGGGGTATCGAACCGACGAACTTGTGGTCCGCGAACAGGATCGCCCGGTCATAGGCGCGACGAAGGCGCACGTCCAACTTGCCGATCAGCAGCACATTGGTATCGGGCAACTCGGCCTCGACGTACGTCTCGGATGATACCACGGTCAGCTGTGAGTCCGCGCCCGTCTCGGCCAGCCACTGCACGTAGCCGTCGATGATGACGCGCTCGAGGTCGACGCTTCGCTTGAACAGCTTGACGTCCTCGGCGGGCGGCTCGTCGAAGCCGAGCAGTCGGAAGTGAAGCCACAACTTGGACCAGTCCGCGTGAATCTCTCGCTCGAGGGCGTCGCGCGGGTCGGTGCGCTGGCTCGGATCGGCGACGTAGTAGCGACGCAGCGCGCGGTGACCCCGGTCACCGACGGCGCGTGCGCCGATCGGGTACTCACTCTTTGGGCGCAGGCCACGGTGATACGTCAACCACCACTTACGCCTACAGCGCCGAAACGTGCTCAGTTCACTGTTGCTGATCCGCCTGCGTCCGTCGGCGAAGTCGGGCAGCTGCACGGCCGTAACGGCCGCCTCTGATGCGCCCGACGGCACCCTGAAAGGGGGCACCACCTCATCCTGAACGGGTTCGACCAGCGCCGGTGTTGGTTCCGTCGCGAGCGGTGGCTCGGGTGGCGGGGGCGGAGGCTCGGCCGGCGTCTCGGGTGCCTGAAACGCTACGGGAGGAACCTCCGGTGACGAAGACTCAGCAGGAGTCTCACCAGCAGGTGCCACCAGTCGTCGAACGGCGACGGCCTCCTCGTCACTACACGTTCCCTTCGTCTCGATGCGCCAGATCTTTCCCTCGGTGAGGCCGGTGATCTCGGCAATGGCGCGTCGACTCATCGTCCGGCGTGCCGCGAGTATGATCTCTTGCGTGGTAGGTTCACTCATCGTGATGCCTTTCTACGATTCTCAACGCGTGCCGCGTAGATCGCGGTGATCGTTATGAGAACCGCGAGTACCACGAGGCTTCCACAGCCGATCAGTGAGCTGTAAAATACCGCCTCCGGCCAGGTCACTCTATCACCACCCTAGGTTCGAACCCATGATCTCAAGTTCTTCGGCGTCCAGGTTGTCGGTCGACCTGCCGAGTCTACGTAGTCGGTCACGGTCACGCACGATCTCCTCGAGACGATGCTGCTTCTCCCGCAGTCGTGGGATCAACTTGGTGACCTCGACGGTGTCCTCGGTGACGATGTCAATGTACGTGAGAGACATGTGTTTCTCGGCGCCGGGTCGGTCGATTCGTGCGTCCATCTGCGCGTTACCGATCATCTTAAACGACCGTTGCAGGTAGATCATCGTGTCGGCTGCGGTCATGGACAGTCCCTCGCCACCGGCACCGATCGTGACCAGCAGCACCCGCGTCTCACCGCGTTGAAACAGATCGAGCGCCCGATCTCGCTCCCACTGCGACTGTGCGCCGGTGATCAGCTCGTGCGGCACGCCGACCTTCTCGAGGCGCGCCGCGGCGAGCTCGATCAACCGGCGCGACTCGGCGGCCACGACGACCGGTCGGTCACCCAGCTCCTCGAGCACCACCAGCAACTCGTCGATCTTAGGTGACGGTTCTCGCAGCGCCGTGACGACGCACTTCACGTTGTCGGGGTCGTCGGGTTTCGGATCGGGCACCCACTCGACGTCACAGTACGTCGCGGCCAGCTGTAGCAGCCGCGTCTGGCCGACGAGGTTGTTCGGCGCGACCAGAACCTGGCCGTCGTCCATGATCGTGACGAGGTTACTCTCGAGCTCCCGGTAGGCCTTGCGCTGCTTAGGTGACATCTGCACGTACCGTGTGACCAGCACACGCGGCGGCAGCTGCGGCAGCACGAGCTTCTTAGGCATGCGGCGAAACCGAGGATCGAAGATGCGAAAGAACTCGTCCTTGGTCAGTGGGTTGACGCCGGTGATGTCGAGGCCGCCGAATCGGTTCCACGACGTCTGGGCGTACCGGTCAATGAACCCGCCCCTCACCGGGTACTCGTGTGGCGCGACGAAGTGCATGATCGACCATAGGTCACCGACGTGGTTCGCGATGGGTGTGCCGGTCAGCGCCCAACGGTACCGCACGGCCTCATTGCGTGACACGGACCACACGGCGCGCGTCTGCTTTGAGTTCGGGTGGCGGATCCGGTGTGCCTCGTCCACAACCACCGTCACGAAGGGGAATGAGTTGAGCGGCTTTGGATGCACCTCGCACCGGGACGCGGTCAACGTCTCCTCACCGTGACACGGGTCACACTCGCGGCACCGCGCGAGGCGTAGCGAACCGTACGGCGCGAGACGCGACAGTAGTCGCACCGACTCGATGTTCGTAATCACGAGGGCGGTTGGGTCGTTGCGCGCCGTCTCGAGGAGTTTGCGCTTCTCGTTGACCGAGCCGGTCAGCGCGTAGGGTGTCGCGCCGGGCAACCAGGTCCGGCACTCGCGGGCCCAGTTGAACACGACGCCGTTCGGCGGGATGATCAACGCGGGTAGCGACTCCATGACGCGAATGAATTCGAGCATCTGGACGGTCTTACCCGAACCCATGTCATCGCCGAGCAGGCCGCTGCCCGAGTAGGTCATCCACTCGACGCCGGCACGCTGGAATGGGTAGAGGCGGGGATCGAGGCCGAAGTCGAGCGGTTCGGGGAAGTCGAGCAACTCGCGGTGCTCCAGCGCCGGCTTGATGCGGTCGTTGTACTCGGTCCACGACCACTCGGCGAGCGCGGGGTCGACGTTCAGCCGGTCGCCGAATGTGCCTCGCAACTGCAGGCAAGCGGCCCACGACAGCGGCATCATCCAGCGGCGCTCGCCGTTGTTCCAGTTCGCGCCTGGTAGCCGTGACATCTGATCCTTCTCGGACCAGATCGTCTGCACGTAGATCCGGTCACCTACCCGCTCGGCGGTGGGCATAACTCATCATCACCACCGAACGATTTCTCCTTGAGCTGCTCGCGTCGATACTCAAGCTCTTGCTGACTAAGTTGAGTAGTCACCCGCTCATTAGCTAACCCTAATACTTTAGAGAGCAACTCAGTCAAAGAAGCTTCGTCGGGTGATGGAAGGTTCACGTCACACCGACCAACGCGTACTCGCCGGTGTTCACGAAGAACCAGTCGCGCTCGGTCGGCGCGGGTAGTAGCTGGTGAAGCGCCTTCATGAGCACGTCGTCCAGGCCCACGAGACACGCACGGTGCACCCGGTCGAGCTCCCACGCGGGATCGAATTCGGCCAGCGCGGCGAACGTCTCACCCGTGTCGACGCCCATCTCGTCGTGATCACGAACGTGGCGTCCCCAACGGGCGAGCGTGTAGAGCCCGCCGATCAACACGGCGAACACGG